TATAATTGAAACTTTTTTTTTTGGTTTTAGGTTGTCTAAAAAATCACCTACACAACATACCTATGAATGGATCCGGAATTTCATCCCGCAATTGGTGCTGGACCGCATTTCCAGTGGATGGCAAGTACTCCCATCCACGTATGGGGGACCCCGGTCTCACATACGTTGTTTGGGGGGACGAGCTGGCAGAAACCACCCTCCGTCCGCACCACCAAGGATACTCCGAATATGCAATGCCGATGAGATTTTCTACTTTGCAAAGTAGATTCCCTGGATTGCACTTGGAACCAAGAAAAGGCTCGCAAAAGCAAGCCATCGAATACTGCAAGAAGGACGGGCACGTTACCGAAGAAGGAGAGCCTAAGCAACAAGGCAAACGAAACGACATCACCGACGTGTGCGAGCTCATTGACAACAACGTGCCACTGCATGAGATCGCAAAGTCCAACCCTTCCGTCTTTGTCAAGCACGCGAAGGGCTTCCATGCATACAGATACGCAACGCATGAGCACCGCACAGAACGACCATATGTCGAGTGGCGCTATGGCACTACAGGAGTTGGCAAGACTAAGGGAGCTATAGACAAACACCGTCTGAGCTACTACATCAAAGATGGCACAGCATGGTGGGACGGCTACGAGCAAGAAGAGGCTATCATCATCGACGACTTCGACGGCAAGTGGCCTTTCCGCGACCTGCTCCGTTTGCTGGACTGGAACCCATACCAAGGGCAGACCAAAGGCGGCTACGTTAAGATCAACTCCCCCTATATCTACATCACCTGCGAGCATCCTCCCGACGAGTTCTACTACGGTAACGCGCTCAACCAAGTGCTCCGACGACTGGATAAGGTGGTGCATGTAACAACGACCCCCACCGTGACAGCTACAGATGTTACAGAAGTGGCTGGTAATACTATACAGCCACTTCCGTTACGCCGATCCCCGGCGTTCATTGACCTATCCCAGGCCTATGATGATCTTCCTCTTTAATTAAACAGACCCCGGCTGACTTGAAGAGAACCAATTATTGCCCCCCAACCCCCCACTAGCGTGGGGGGCTATTTTTCGCTGTCCATAGACCCGTGTGATTAAAGAGACTTGTGATTTTTTATTTAAGAAGAGTACGCATAAGCACGATTGAAAAATTCACAATCGTATTCGACGATGCACTCGAAGAAGATAGACAAAGTACTTGAATCATCAACCGATTCAAGATAAATCCCCCAAAACCATTGAACAAATGGATCAGTAGCACTGTCACCAAAAAAAGAAGACTCAGTCATACTGAAATCACGACAGATGACCTTCGTAGCACACTGAAAATTCTTCTCAGTAGTGCCACGATACACAGAATTCCAATTGAAAATCTGCGCCAACGGTTGTTCCTGAACAACATTTCCAACAGTGCTATAAGCACCAACTTGCTTTTGCGGAAGAACAATACCCCGACCATTGCAAGCACCAGAGGTCGTTCCATTGGAAGTGATGCGGATTTTCAACCGAGAACGACTCACAATCCAATTGTTATAAATACCACAAAGCTGATCAAAATACAGAGGCTGATTGCCTCCAAGCTGCGCGTCAGGATCATACATCCCATTACCACGCATAGCATAGTAGAAATTGGAATTGGTGTTGAAGGAAACGGCAGTAGTAGAATACTTGAGACAAGTCTTCAAACGATCAGGAAAGGTAGGTAAACGACCAATCGTCATACGAACATTGCGTGGACGACGAATGACGGACTGAGAACGAGTAAAAGATCGACGTGCAGTCCGGCGCGATCGAGAACCACGACCCCGTCTATTACGACGGACCCGACGGCGAGAACGAAAAGAACGACGCCGACGCGCCATGTTGTGCAAAGAAAAGATTTTAGAAATAAAAAATCCACATTAAGTATACTGAGACCCCGACGGTCGCCCGGGCCCCGGGCCCCGGGCCCGTAATTGTATAATTGAAACTTTTTTTTTTGGTTTTAGGTTGTCTAAAAAATCACCTACACAACATACCTATGAATGGATCCGGAATTTCATCCCGCAATTGGTGCTGGACCGCATTTCCAGTGGATGG